ATTCATTATAGACACCAGCAACCTACAATGAATGTGTTAAAACGTTCTTCTATATTATATAGTAAACTTGAGCGACTCTCGGGCCTACCATTTTAAAATGGTACGCAATAACTTAGCAACATCTACCAAGGCTGCCCTCTCCATAACCACCAGCATGGTTATCAAACCAATCAACCAAATCCTCATACTCACCAATTAAAACATCATCACGAAAAATCTTCGGCACCGTCTTTGTGGTATTATTAGATTCCACTATGGCATAAAATTCTTCTCTACTTAAATCCTTAGGAATATGAATCTCCTCATACTCCATATTATGAGATTTTAATAAGTCCTTTGCCTTGTGACACCATGGGCAATTATCTTTTGTATATATCGTATACCCCATATATTACGCCAGTTGGTATCTGATGTAGTCATCGGCAATTTCAAACTCCACCGTCTTCGACTTTCCAAATTGGTCCGGAGATTCATACTTCACCTTAATGTCCTTCATCCAATTCTCAGCATTAATTCCTCCACCAAGAACCAGGACTCCAGTAATACCACTATCTTTATTAGTCTTTTCTGCCATTGTTCCTCCTAAACTATTTATCAGTAAAAACGCTCATTTTATCAAAAATTAATTTTTCTCGTACCGCATTAACGATAAACAAAAGGGCAGGATCCTCAGCAGAAACCTGCGCCTTCAATTGATTAATTATGTCTTTGACCTTTGCATATTGGTCAGTTGTTAGAGGCATAGTTTCCTGCTCCAACACAATCATTAATATCCTCAAGGTCGCGAAGGGTTTGCGTGTCCTCCGGTGATAGTGACGAAAACCACTCGTCGCAACAGTCCTCAATGTGGACCCCACAATCATTTGAAAAGTCTGCCATAGGATACTTTTGAAGAGTTTTACCCTCCGACTCAACAGCCGGATAGGTCATCTTCATTTCCTTATTTGTAAAAATGGTCGGGGCGAGAGGATTTGAACCTCCGACCCTCTGCTCCCAAAGCAGATGCGCTACCAGACTGCGCCACGCCCCGAAAATTAAGAAGGGCTTCCCACGTTCTCCAAGACCTTTATTCGATTGAAGACAGTTTCCTTACCACCATGATAATTGGAAACGCTATGACGTTTCGGAGTCATCCGAGCCAAGAAGCAATCTTCCAAGGCCAATCCCAGATCCGCAGGTGAATCACTTGAAAAGAAAAGCCCCAAATTTCCCTTTCGATCCTTCACGTTGTAAATATGGCACCCAAGGTTATTATTATAGTTCACCCTCAGGAGCTTGACGAAAAAGTCGCCTCGCTTCTTGATCTCCCCAATATATTCCTTGGAAAGAAGTCCCTTTTCCTCAGCCACCTGGCGAGCCTTTTTCTTGGACTCCTCACGCGCCATGGTTTCAAAAACACAAGCCACGAATCCGAAATCCGACTTGGTGATCTCTCCAGGAGACCCCTTGCTCATATAACCACCGGAAGTAAGGTTCTTGAGGGACTGATAGAATTCGTTCAACGGAGAAAGTTTGGCCAACCACACCACGGCATCGATGGCCCGAGTCGTATCCTCAGGTTTTACCTGAACAGCAACCTCGTCAGGATTAGCCTTGAGCCATCGGGCCAAAACCTGGGAAGTAGGAGGCGGGCCGGCGCCTTGCGGATAAGCATCGGCGTCCGCGGATCGCTTCTTGGAAACATATCCAATACTACGGATGATGGCTGAAGTATACACCAAAGCCAATTTCAAATCATAAGTCAATTTTTGTTCTGCGGACATATTCAGTCAACCTTTTTTTATAATTTTTTTTTCGGAACATGGCCATAGCCTTACGGCGCGCATGACGATTTCCAATAAACAGGGGGAGTTGAGGAGTTAGTTCAGCCAAGCGAGCCAAGCACCTGGCCTGGGACAGATCCCGGAGGTCATCTCTGAGACCGCGAGAAGGCGGCCAATCAACTGGATAAGATATAACGGAAACAGAATCAATTTCGTCCAACGCGACTTTATACCATTTTTCTCGTTTTCCATCCGAGGCCCAAATAGTGCCATAATTAAAACCATTGGGATCATCCTTGATATCCATTATCTTCAGCATTACACCAGGTAAAACCGAAGTATGAATTCCATTCCCTACACGAAGTTCCTCTTGAAATTCTATCTCTTCTTTATAAATAATTTCATTAACAACGCCCATAATATTTTCTATCTATCCCTTTCAACAATTTCAAAATTCGGATCATTATTATCAAGAATCCATCGTCCATCCTGCCCCCACTTTTCACAAGTAGAGCAGGCGCAATCAATTGACACAACCCATTTCCCAGGTTGGTTATCAAGGCAAAGAATCGAGTCGGTTTCCCGGACGACACTCCACCGAGAACCGTGCTGGGAGACTCGGTTCTTACCGTGTCTCGTCTTTCCGCGCAGCGTTATTATCAAGTCCATATATATATGGTAGCATAGATCGGCCGCCAAGTCAATAGCTACTAAAAAATAAATCCTCCGTAAGTGCTTGATTTTAAAGGGGTTTTTATTTATTTTCAGCCCTATCCGAAAACTGCATTTTCCTAGAATTCCGTAAGTGCTTGATTTTAAAGGGGTTTTCGGTTTATGCTCAAAATATGGTAGGCCCGGCGGGAATCGAACCCGCGACATTCCGCATATAAGACGGATGCTCTAACCCCTGAGCTACAGGCCAATAAAATGTTTTTTCACTCCCTGCTATTTAATTGTTGAAAAACTAGTGCCCAAAGGATATATAAGGTGTAGCCGTTAAGAATAGCCTAATGCATAGAAAGCCCATACTTAGTTATAAAGTATGCATCTACTATATCACTTACTGGGCTGATAATATTACTTGAACGAGGAGTAAGAAAGGAACAAAGATCAGCAGAAGGATTCTCCTCAACAAAGGAGTCATGCATCTTCTGTTTGTTTGAATTCCCTTTTCCTGTCGCAAATTTCTTTATTGTAGTAGGAGGAACAATATCAACTATAATCTTTGAGTCCCATAAGTTATATTTAAGAATCGCAGTATTCTCTGCAATGTGGAATACTCTTCCTGTCGAGCCATAAGAATATCCCTCTAAAAATGCCTTCTTAACACCCTTGTCAACCATTATAGATAATGCCCAATCAGCAATATCATCATAACGATCCATATCACAATCGTATGTTTTATGGTTCTCTCCATGAACATTTTCTTTTTTGAATTTATCAAACCTAGCTAAATTAGAACGAAAATAGAAATGAGAATTTTTAAAATTAAACTCCCCTTCACTAGAATCGTAAACACATATAGCCGGGCATGATAATGAATAATCAATGCCGGCAACTATCATATCAATAATCATCTCCTTTAATAATAATATACTCTCCACAAAAAGGGCAATAACGCGCCTCTTCATGTAAATAATCTTCACCTAAGATAATACTATAACAAGCTTCACATCCTCGACATTCTAATGTTTCAACAAATATTTCTTCATCTGGCGATCCATTTTCTTCTACATCAAACTTCACAACCAGTGTCCGCACTACACGCTAATTCTTGCGAGGATATCGTTTGATCCGAATTTTCATATTCCATTAATTTAATCCATTCTACCTTACTAGGCATTCTTTTCAAAAACTCATTGTACTCCTTTTCACTACAATCTATATAGGGGGCTTGCTTGTATATATGATCGGTAAAAGGTAAAAAAGATACTCCGCTCATCTCGTCAAAATGTTTATATACCCACGCACCAACTTCAAACCATTCTGATTCTTTTACTGAAACTGTGCAAGAAGGTTTGTGTTCACACCAATGTCTTTGGTAAGTAAGCCAATGTTCTAACTGTTCAATTGCAGTCATTTCATTCCTAAAGATTGATTTCTGGGAGGTTTTAATTGGGAAAGAAAATACATAGCTATGGTCGGGCTTCATCACATCATCCTCGACTGGAAATCCTTCATCCACCATCATCTTCGCAAGAGGATCTTTTTTATCGGCACGCACAGATCGAATATAGTGAGGATTATGACGACTATGTATCCCAGAAGCAGAATCCACAAGCTGCGAAACAGTTCCCGAAGGTTTAACACAAGTGATAGCAGCGGCCTGATTAATCCCAAACTTTTTAGCCCATTCCTTATTTGTATCAATTGCAATTTGTTTAAGCTCTGCAAGTCTCTGAGGAAGTGCAGATTGTTTTCCATTTGTTAATACATTATCCATGATTCCGGTTAGACTCACACCAAGCAATCTTTCTTCTTCACAATTCTTTGCCCAGGCGCTAGTTATATATCTAAAATTTGTCAATGTAGCCTGCATGGTACCTAGAATGGTGGCCAGCTTCACCTTTTCTTTGAGTGTGTTCATATTATCCTTTTCGCGAACAACAACTTCGGATAAATTACAAAATTCTCTAGGGCGAAGAATAATCTCTGAACATGGATTGGTCCCAAATTCAAAATCTGGATCGCGTCGGCCAGAAAGCATGGCTTGTTTCTGACTAGCCACGCGAGAGAATATTCCGCGTTCTCCGCTCTTACTTTCATATAATGATAACCATTCGGCCATAAAGATACCAATATCAGGCCTCTCTGTATAGCAGGCTGAATTATTAGAAAGGGCCCGCTGCCCCTCAGTACCTTGCCATTGCCCGCTCTTTGCATGGCGCATTCGTTCATCGGAAAGATTAGAAAGCGAAAGAAGTGCAGAGCGGCGAACCCCACCGACCACTACAACTTCTGCAATCTTACATACCAAGTCATGGCATTCTAATGAATTTAACTTTCTTCCGGCCGCTCTCTTAAATCTATCTACACAAAAATTAAATAACTCATCTAAAGGATCTGGACCAGAAGCTCTTCCTCCAAATGTCTTTAGTGGGGCCCCTGCTGGCCGAATTCGGGAAAGGTCCCACGAAGGAATCTGCCCAACATATAACATGGCAATTAATTCACGAAGGGCCTTTGCCCAACCTAATTTACTATCTGGAACTATAATTGAAGTATCAGTATGATTAAATTCTTCGCTAATTACAGGCAATTGAGCAACATCTTGTCTCTCTACTGTAAACCCTACTCCAGTTCCATTCATTAGGACATATAAAATCTCATCAAATGCTCTAGGATTATCGACCGCAACATATGAACAATTATACCCTGCAATATTTTCCCGAGCCAGAGCCGGTCCGGCTGTCATGAGACAACGCATCGACGGCATCACTTCTAGGGTTAAGACTGCACTCTCAAGAAGTTCTCGGTCAGCCTTTGTTATTTTTCCTTTTGTATATTCTTTAAGATGCCAATCAAAAAAATCAAAATAACGGGTCACCGTCTCGGGCCATGTTTCTCGTCTATTTTCTTCAGGGAGCCACCTTGCATACCTAGATAGGTGAATGTACTGTTGATATGTAGTAGGTAATGTATTATATTTAATATTCGGTGTTGGTGGAGTTTCGGAGGCCTCTGCTGTCGTCATTGTCACTTCATGTCCCCTTTTTATTAATAAGATGTTTCCAACTCTCTGGAAAATGTGGTTTAATTAATTCGCTGATTTTATCTGCTACATATCTGGTTTCTCTCTGCGTATCCTTTGCACACCGAAGATTGCAGACCCTTGCGAACGCATAGAGACTCCCAGTCCAATACCATTCGGTCATCATGCTCAACGGCAATACCATTCTTGCCTGTTCGGCACAAACTCCTGCATCAAGTAGTTCATTATATAGTCCCAATGATCTCTTGTAATATTGCTCGACTGCAAACGATGGGGTCTTTTCGTTC